CTTATCTAGAAATTTTGTATATTAGTATATGAAATTATCAATCATTAAGGTATGTTATGTTTAACCCCTCACACACAATTTGGAATGAAAAGTATCGTCCACAGACACTTGACACTTATGTTGGCAATGATACGGTAAAGGCAACATTTCAACAGTATATTGACACGAATGATGTTCCTCACTTACTACTCTATGGTGATGCTGGTAGTGGTAAAACCACACTTGCTAAGATTGTTGCAAATACTATTGCAAAAGATAACTACATTTATATCAATGCATCTGATGAAAACTCCGTAGATACTGTTCGTGATAAAATCAAACAGTTTGCTTCTTCGATTGGTTTCGGTGGATTGAAATTGATTATCCTTGATGAATGTGATTACATGACACCGAATGCTCAGGCGGCACTTCGTAATGTTATCGAAACATTCAGTAAGACAACTCGTTTCATTTTGACTTGTAACTATGTAGATAAGATTATCGATCCTATTCAGTCTCGTTGTCAGATATTCAATATAGTTCCGCCATCGAAGAAAGAAGTTGCTTCACACCTTGTAAAAATTCTTGATGGTGAAAATGTAAAGTATGAAAAAGATAGTCTTGTAACAATTATCAATCAATCTTATCCAGATATTCGCCGTGTTATTAACACAACTCAAAGATGTGTTATCGGTGGTGTTCTGAAATTGGATGAAACAACTTTGGTAGAACATAATTATCTTTCATCTATTTTAGATGTTCTGAAATCAAGTAAAAGTAAAAAAGAAAAGTTCGATGGTATTCGTCAGTTACTCGCTGACAATCATGTTAGAGACTTTAATCAAATGTTTCGTTATCTTTATGATAATGTTGATACATTCGCCAATGGTTTTGTTTCAACTATCATTTTGATAATTGCTGAGGCACAATACAAAGACAGTTTTGTTGTAGACCATGAAATAAATGCCATGGCTATGTTTATTCAAATTATTATGGAAATTGAACAAAGGAGAAAATGATGGGTATTTATGACATCAATGGTGGTGGACCACCACAACAAGAAACACAACAAGTAAATGTGGACTTAAATCAGGCAACGGATATTGAATGTTCAAATTGTGGAAACAAGTTTTTCCATGAAGTAACATTCTTCAAAAAGATTTCTGCACTTCTTTCACCAACTGGACAAGAAGGCATTTTACCAATTCCAACTTATGCCTGTTTGGAATGTGGTAACATCAACGATGAATTTTTACCAAGTAAAAGACAACAACTTAATGACTAAGGAATATCATGGCTGCAAAAAGTTTATTTGATCATATAAAGGGTGTTACCATTCGCAAAACTAAATGGGAAGACCTTTCAGAAGAAGATACTAAATCTTGGAGCAATTATATGATTGCTCGTTTCTTTTCTATGGAACCTGAATTTGTTGAAGTCATAAATGAATTTCAAACTTATTCAAATGGAATACTATCTTCAAAAGATTACTATAAACTTTTGCACGATGTCCTCCCAAAAAAATCGTTCTTTCTCAAATACATAAAGGCAAAAAGTAAAATAGATATTGAACCAGAAACGGTATCGGTATTCTGTAACCATTATGAATTGGGGAGGAACGAAGTCTATGGGTATATCAAATATCTGGCAAAAGAAAATCCAGATGAATTGATTGATATACTAAAACAATACGGAACACCCGAAGCAGATATTAAAAAATTTGAAAAACAATTAAAGACTGTAAAATGAGGAATACTAAAATGGCAATCACCGAAAGAGATTTGAGTATAAAACAATCAGAAGTTGTTGGTGAAATGGAAAAGAAATTTCCTGTTATGACTGCTGAGTTTAAGCGTATTCAACAGGCACAATATGAATTGTTTTGTGCAAAACAGAGTAACTATGGTCCAGACAACATATCAATGGGTAGTTCTCTTGAACGAGAAGAAGACCGTAAACTTTCCCTACAAGGACTTTTTTTCCGAATAAATGATAAGGTAAACCGTTACAAACAAATGATTATGTTTGGTTCAAAGGATGCGGTTGGTGAAAGTCTTGATGATACATTCAAAGATATTTCAGTATATGGTATTATTGCACAACTTGTTCAGTCTGGCAAGTGGGGTAAGTAATGGCCAACAGAAAAGTATCTTTCTCACAATATCAAATGTGGAAAGTCTGTCCTCATAGATGGAAACTTAATTACATAGATAAACATTACACTTATACCCCATCAACTGCTGCTCTTTTCGGAACAGTAATGCATGAGGTATTGCAAGAATATGTAAAAAACATTTATGAGAAATCAATCGTTGAGGCAAATAAACTTGACCTTGATGAAATGTTACACAATGGTATTCGTAGTGAGTATAAAAAATTACTCACCGAGAATAAAGAAATACATTTTTCCAGTGATAAAGAGTTGAAAGAATACTATTCTGATGGTGTTCAAATTCTACAATGGTTTAAGGCACACCGTGCAGATTTCTTTCAAAAGAAAGATTATGAATTGGTTGGTATAGAAGTTCCAATAAACATACTTCCACTTGAAAGTCATCCAACGGTACGATTAGTTGGGTTTCTTGATTTGGTAATTAAGAATACCAAAACAGGAGACATATACATATATGATTTCAAAACGAGCACTAATGGCTGGAACAAATATGCAAAGACGGATAAAGTAAAAACCTCACAGTTGATACTTTACAAAACATATTATGCAAAACAATATGATGTTAGTCCGGAACAAATACACATTGAGTATTTAATTCTTCGCCGTAAAATAATGGAAAATGCCGAGTATGAGGCGATGAAACAGAGAGTTCAAAGATTTGAGCCATCCAACGGCAAAGTTTCACAGAACAATATCAAAAAAGAAATTGCAGAGTTTATCACAACAAACTTTACAGAAGAAGGTGAATACAAATTAGAAGTGATACAACCCGCAGAAGCTGGTCGTGATTATTCAAATTGTAAATACTGTGAGTTTAACAACAAAGAAGAACTCTGTCCGAAAGAAAAAAGAAATACATTACCGTTCTAAAATTTATCGTTTTGTAAATTTACTAGATATTTATAGTAAAAGTTTCGATTAGGTGTTTCGTGAAAATAGCTCAATTAGCAATTATAGACTTATCAGTTTATAGGGGCATACATACATTCACTAAAAATATATCATCACTTGATAGTGTTGATACTTTTTATTTTAATCCAAGTGAAACAAACAATTTCAAATCTGAATATCAGAACTGTATAGATATTTCCGAAATGGAAATAGCTGAATTGAAAGATAAATTGGAAGGTTATGATATTGTTGTTTTGAACCTCAACAAATTTATCTACGATGTTGATGGTATTCAAAAAAGAAATCCAGAACATAAAGAAAGACTGATTGAATTGGCAAAGATGTATTGTCAGTTGAATACTATAACTGCATTCTTTGACCACGAGATATACCCGTATGAGGGCATGCATTTCAATACTATCTGTGTTCCGGGATTCATAAAGTATAGTGATTACTACTTGACATATACACCATTCTTTGTAGATGCGTTAAAAGAATATATTGGAATGAGAGGAACTTCCAACTATACTTTTCAAGTCGGTGGTTATATTGACATGAGTATTTATGACAAATGGATTGAAAAATCATGGTTGGATAAAAAAGAATTACCATACATTTCAGAATGTGCTTACTATGCAAAATTCAAAGGTCATGGGAACTTCAAACCAATAGTAGAAACGATGAATAAAATGGGACTGAGAGATTTGTCTGGTAAGAAATTGGTTCATATTGGAAACACATATTCACCAGAAAATTATTTCAATCATGTAAAGATATTGGCAGAACACGCGAATGTTTCTCGTAAAACTTTTAGTGATACATTCCTACCAGACTATGATTTGGATCCAACTGTATTCAAAGTTTTCGATAACCACAAACCCATGATACTTGCCGGAACATATACAATGGAAAGTATGATGGACTTTTTAACCGGTTGTAGATTTAGTATATCAACAACAAATACACAAGTGCCTTTCTTTGGAATGTTTATTACACCAAGATTTGAATATGCACAGATAGAAAAGAACTTGATGACCATTCCGATCTACGATAAAACATACATTGATTTGTTCAAGGGAACAGAATTTCCTGAATTAGTTTTATCTTACGATATAAATGATTTGGAAAATTCATTAAAAAGTCTTATATTTGAAATCAATAGATTAGAGAATGACGAAGAAGAATATAACAGACGAAGATTAAGATTGATACGATTAACAAGAGACATGAATAAACTTGATAACTTTGTTCGTGATATGCAAACAATAGTTTCAAACGGTAAAAGAAATAAAGATGATTACTCGGAAGATTGGTTCAATTCTTCGTTAGAACAAATGGGTTACAAATTCAAACCGTACCGTAAAATGCTTATTAACATGAACGGTGTTTCATCAACTACAACACAAAAGTTTTTTAACATATAAAGGTTTCACATGGCAAAGAAAAAGATATTATTACTGTCAGATGATTTGAGACTAACATCAGGAATTGCAACAGTATCAAGAGATATGGTTATAGGAACTGTAAAAGAATTTGATTGGGTTCAACTTGGTGCAGCTATAAACCATCCAGATAAAGGAAAGATATTTGACTTATCAGAAGATGCAAAAAATAAAACAGGAGTAGAGGATGCTTCTATAAAAATATATTGCAATGATGGGTATGGTGATCCAATTTTACTTCGTAGAATGATTGAAATGGAAAAACCGGATGCTATTTTACACTTTACCGATCCAAGATTTTGGGGTTGGTTGTATAACATGGAACATGAAATACGTCAGAACATACCACTATTGTATTTGAATATATGGGATGGTGCAGGTTTGGTCGGTGATACTGCTACCGATCCAATGTGGAACAAAGAGGCATACGCTAGTTGTGATTTGTTAATGGCAATTTCAAAACAAACATACGGAATAAACCATAGAATACTTAAAAGATTTGGTGAAGAAATTCCTGACCACAGAATAAAATATGTCCCACATGGTATAGACACTGGTATTTTCTATCCGATAGATGCAGATGAAACTACACAAAATCAACAATGGGATTTATTACAAGAAGAAAATAAAAAAATTCGTGGTGGTAACGAAAATAAATTTGTTGTTATGTGGAATAACCGAAACATTCACAGAAAACATCCAGGTGATGTTGTTCTTGCATATAAACACTTTTGTCAGTTGGTGGATAAGAATGGTGGAAACGCTGCTGAAGATTGTTTGTTATTGATGCATACACAACCAATTGATCCAAATGGAACAGATTTAGTTGCATTGGTTGGTGAGTTGTGTAATGAATATCCTGTATTATTTGACGATAAAGTTGTTCCATCTGAAAAATTAAACATACTATACAATGTTGCAGATGTTGTTGTTAATATCGCTTCAAATGAAGGGTTTGGATTGGGAACGGCAGAAGCTCTTGCAGCCGGTACACCCATCGTTGTCAATGTAACAGGTGGTTTACAAGACCAATGTGGTTTTATCAATCCAGAAACAAATGAATACTTTACTGCTGATGATTACATTAAAGTTCACACATTACATAGAAAAGATGTTTGGGGTGATGTGAAATGTGGTGAATGGGTAAAGCCGATTTGGCCATCTAACATATCCGTTCAAGGTTCTGTACCAACACCTTACATCTTTGATGATAGGGCGGATTTTAGAGAAACTGGTAATGCTTTATATGAGTGGTATAAAACATCGAAAGAAGAAAGAATTGCCGCTGGTTTAGAAGGACGTAAATTTATACTTGATCCAAATGTTGGTATGTCAAGAGACAATATGTGTGATAGAGTTGTCAGTAGTATCAATGATACATTGACTAACTTTACAAAAAAGAAAAATTTTGAATTACATTTAGTTTGAGGATAATATGAGTTATAGACCTAAATTAGTTTTTTGTGGACCAGTAGCAACAATGAGTGGGTATGGCTCCCATGCCAGAGACTTACTAACATCTATTATAGAAATGAATAGATTTGATGTAAAAGTTATTTCTATCAATTGGGGTGAAACACCAATGAATGCATTGGATGAAAATAATCCTGAACATAAACAGATTTTAGATTTGATAATGACTGGTCAATTGGAAAGTCAACCTGACATTTGGATGCAATGTACTATACCAAATGAATTTCAAAAAGTTGGTAAATACAACATTGGTATTACTGCTGGTGTTGAAACTGATGCTTGTTCTCCGGAGTGGATTGATGGTTGTAATAAAATGGATTTAGTTATAGTTCCATCAAAACATGCAAAGTATGTTTTTGAAACAACAAAATATGATAAGAGAGACAAGGTTACAAATCAAACGGTTGGTGTATTGGAATTAACAACACCTGTTGAAGTTTTACACGAAGGTGTAAGACTTGACATATATGGAAAATCCATTGATAGTGATGTGGAAATTGTAAATACATTAGATGAAATACCAAACGATTTTCTATATTTGTTTGTTGGACATTGGTTGAGAGGCGATTTTGGTCAAGATAGGAAAGACATATCTGGTTTGTTATTTACATTCTTTGAAACATTCGGTGATAAACCAAATCAACCGGCATTACTATTAAAAACATCTATGGGTACTTTTTCAATAACAGATAGAAGTAAAGTTATTGATAGAATAAATTTGATAAAAAGAATGACAAACAAAAAAAATCTTCCAAAGATTTATTTGCTACACGGTGATTTAACTGATAATCAAATGAATACGTTATACAATCATCCAAAAGTAAAGGCATTTGTATCATTTACAAAGGGTGAAGGGTACGGTAGACCTATTGCGGAATTTATGGCAACAGGAAAACCAATTATTGTTTCCGGTTGGAGTGGTCATACTGATTTCATTTCTGAAAAATTCCACACACATCTAAAAGGTCAATTGACCGAAGTGCATAAAAGTGCAGTTTGGGATAGCGTGATAAATGCGGGCACACGATGGTTTACAGTAAACTACCAAGAAGCCGCAAAAACATTGAATGACGTTTATGTTAATTATTCAAAGTATTTGAGAAGTTCAAAGTTGTCAATCCGAGAACTCGAAAAAATTTGGTCGTATGAATCTATGGTTAAAAAATTCCAAACTATGTTGGATAACTTTCTTCCAAAATTCGCAGAGAGAGTTCCTATAAATTTACCAAAATTAAAAAGGATAGAACCAAATAAAGATGGAGATACTAAATGATTTCATACACGATAACGGTCTGTAACGAGGATGAAGAATTAAAAAATCTATTGGACTTTCTAAAAGATAGTATTTCAGATGAAGATGAAGTTGTAATACAAATGGATTCGATGTCTGTAACATCTGCAGTTAGAGCCGTTGTAGATCAATATCGTGTTTCTATTTCAAATCTTAATGTTATAGAATTTCCGTTGAATAAAGATTTCGCAACATTTAA